AATCACATCATCGTCATACACAAAGCGCACTAAGTCGGAATCTGCCTGATCCCAAAGGTAGGCGTAATGCGCCACTTGATCGCCAGGACAGATAAGGTGCGTGTCAATGACTTCAAAGTCATAGCGTTGCGCCATATCGTTGATCATGTGGTGGTCATTCTCATCAGGACTGTGATTGCCAATGATGACTTTGATGCGCGGATAAGTTTGCGCGTCAATTGAGGCTAATGTGGTGTATAGGTGCTCAGGCTTATAAGCTGGAACAAGAATGGTTACAGGCCTCATGACTTCCCCCAACGCTTACGCTCAAGCTCGGCAAGTTGTACCAGTTCACGCGTTCTGCGCTCCAATTCCATCACCATTTCTTCAAGCACTTCCCACTGCAATTTCTCGTACTCACCTCGTGGAAAGTTCTCAAGCAATCCATTGACCCAGGCTTTTCTCGCCATATCGTTCAGGTTCATCCCTGTCCTTTCAATAGTTCCGCCGCATCGTCATAGCCGTTTTTCTCCAGCAACTCAATGCAATGGTTTAAGCGTGCTTCGCCTGCAACAAACTCAATCTGCGCCGCAAAGATAAAAAGATTCTCTGCGTGCTGATCAAACCCCGTTCTTCTGGCGATGCCCATCACATCGCCAATGGTCAAATCTTTCACGTCAATACCTCCTTAATGTGTTGAGGCACCCTTGGCAGTGGCGCCCAGGCAACCGCCCACTCAGACCATGTGCCAATGACGCACACGCCGCCAGGATTAAGCAATAACATCTTCACGCCTAGTGGCGGCGGGTCATCTTCGGGCGTGCGCCAGGTAGCCTGGCCGGCGAGGTAGTCTCTCACGCCGCCCTTATCCCAAATGGGTTATGCCACAGTACTGGTGCTTTAGGCTTACGCGGCTTAAAGGTCTTGTACTGCTCTTTAACCTCGAAGTAGTTCACCATCACTTTCTTCCAAGGTATCTCAACGTCTTTTATCCCCTTGGACTTCACAATAAGATCATCTCCCGCCAACTCGGACATGAGTTGATCAATCCTTTTGGTGGTCATATCAAACTTTGCCGCCAAATGCCAAGCATTCACAGGGTTCTTCAATCCCTTTAAGTAATCAAAAATCATCTTCTTGCTTTCTGATCTACGCATTTTTCGTTTTGCCATTTCTACCCCTCTCAATTAAACAACCGCTCTTAAGTTCCGCTTAATCGGCTTACCCCACTGCGAGTTGTAAGCCTTACCGTACAACGCCGTTCCTGCATCGCTGGCAAAGGTCAACGCCAAAGCATCAGCCATGTCAGGTGATCCAATCCCGCGTTTTCGCATCTCGTCCTTGCTCTCTAGCTTCATCTTCCCGTTGCTATTAAACGAATAACGCGGTGAGACAAGTTCCGCCAAAAGCGACTCATCTTTAGGAATCTTGCAATCGCGCTTTTCCAACCACGCCTTCATCTTTCCCCATAACTCAGCACGCAAGTTCACATAAATCGTTCCCATGGCCGGAGACTCAGCCACGTTGATTCCACGCGCAGGCAGATTCAATTCGCGCAAGCGGTCCACAACGCCGGCCCCCAAGCCAATCGAATCGACAAGGATTTCAACGGGCCTGTCTTCTGGCTTCATGGCCTCGTACTCGGCGACCACCGCGCCCGTGGTCTGCATCAAATCCAACCCACGCCACTTGCGTATCTCAGTCACCGCATTACCTTTACGCTTTGCCAACGCCGTGGCGTCCGTTCCAAATCGCGCCACATCCAAACCCCACACCGTTTGCGTGTCCGTCGTTTCAACGTCACGGTGAAAAGCGCTGTCCACCAGCTCAACGCCAATCAATGTATCGTCATCGGTACGCGGAAACTCACCCAACACGCGAACACGGAAAGCGTTGGATTCTTCGCCATACCTTGACGCCATATCCTTGATATAGGCGTCGCTTACCCTTTTAGAGTCATAGCAGGACACGCGACGTGTCCACCACTCATCCTTTAATCGGTTATGCGTGTCAAAGAAAAACCCGCTGGACTTCGTTGGGTTACCCAACAAAATCGTCACAGCGTTATGCCCTGACATGGAACCCGCCGCCGCCTCGAACACGGACTCAGGGATACCCGATGCCTCATCCGCCACAAGCATCACATGGTCCGAATGCACCCCTTGCAATGCTTCAGGTTGCTCGGCACGCGACGTACGGGCGGAGATAAACGCTTCCGTGGGCGATGACTTCAACTCAATCCGATCCGTTTTCGGATCAAGCAACTGCCGCCACACATCAGGCAATTCCTTAACCCAACGCTTCAACTCAGCAAACAGTGCGTCATACAACTGGCTTGTCGTTGGCGCAGTCACCACCACTTTCACCGGATAACGGCAAAGCACAAACCAAATCATCGCCCAGGACGCAGCAGTCGATTTACCCACACCGTGACCTGACCTTACGCTGATCTTTCGCTCGCCATCCGAAATAGCTTGCAAAAACTCAATCTGCCAAATATCAGGCTCAACGCCAATCACTTCACGCACAAACAACGGTGCGTTGTTCGCGTACCGGTCCAAGGCACGCGCAAACAACTTCACCAACTCATGATTCTTTAACTCTTCATTCACGTCCAAGCACCTTTGCAACGCCAGCGTGCGTAATCGTCACGCCATGCAATTTCATCACTTCACCGGCAATCTGACGCAGCGACATGGCTCCCTTCAAAGCCTTAATCGTTGCAATGGCGGCTTGCTGCTCGGCAACAGGCTCAAGGGTCGCTGCCTTGCCAGCACCTACAACGCGAAACCCAAAAGGCGGCAATCCCCCAACGTGCCCGCCGGCCTGACGCTTTGCCGCCTGGCCTACGCGCTGGCGATCCTTAATCACTCGCCTTTCGTGCGTCGCAAATGCCGCCATGATCTCAAGCATCAACTGCCCATAAATGTTCTTCTCATCCGTTACATCGCCATGCCCATTGATGATCAATCGAATGCCGCGCTCCTTGAACGCGTGAACGGTGTTCAGCGTATCCATCGAGTTGCGGCTAAACCGATCCAGTTTCGCCACAATGATCACATCACCAGGTTGTGGCGTCACACCGTTTGCCGCCAATCGATCAAGAAAATTCAAATGCCCCGAAACGCCAGCATCCTCAATAAACCGATCAACCGTCAAGCCATGCGTTAACGCGTTGCCGGTCACTTCCCTGCGTTGCGTGTCAAGGCTTGTGCCATTGGCTTGCTCGTCAGTCGATACGCGCAAATAACCGTAGTTCATAACGCCATCCAAATCATCGTTGCGTACAAAGCGCCGAACATTGCGCCGCCAATGATCAATGTTGCTGTTGTGGACTTCATCTCGTTTCCTGTGTTTGTGTCAGTGGTGTAAATGTACACCGCGTTTACAGTCATGGGGGACGTTTACGCAAAAATTTTTTGGGTAGCCGACGAACGGATAAGCGGTAATGGGGGGGGTAGCTAGGCATGGCGCGTTATGCGAGGCAAGGCACGCGATGCCCGTTATGCGAAGCATGAGTGGGCGCGTGTGGAGTGGCGCGCCTACGCCGCCCCCTCGAAATGCTACCGGGGGGGGTGTTGCGCGAACGCGACGTGGCGGAAACGCGACACGCGTTGCGTCAGCGCAACGATTTACCCGTTGTGCGGCGCAACATCAATAGTGTTGTCATCGACGTTTACGGCGTTGACGGTTTCGCGGTATCGATTCGCCATCAGATGCGCGTCAGTGATGTTCACCTGAACGTTCACCTGCGTCTTGTTCTCTCCATAGGCTTGCTGGTTCCACTTGCCAGCGAGCCATTGCCGGTAACGCGCTCTGACGTTCGCCAGGTTCGCCGTAACCGCGTCAGCGCCATCGACAATCGCCAGCCCTTGCTCCGCCAAAACGTGTGCCGCCCTCGCGCGTGCACGCGTAAATTCTTCGCTGCGCTCTGGAGTCGTTTCCGCCCACGAATAAAAAGCGCCCTCGCTTACGCCAAGAGCGCCTATTAACTCGGACACTTTCACGCCGCTCCCAATCTGTTCAAACAGTCCCTCTTCGCCGCCTGGAAACTTATGCACCGCACGATTCACGATCGACCTTAACTCTCTACGCTTCGCGTTGCTCAATCCCGCGCCACGCGCTTCGCGCACCGCGCCTTCTTCGCTTTCCGCCTCACCAGTACCGCTCAAACGCGTCAGATCGCCCTCAGTTCGATTTTCTGCTTCCATGTTCACTCACTTACCTTTCGCTTGTTCCATCGCCTCTAACGCGCTTTTGCTCAACGCGTAAGCCTGCTCACTACTTCCCTTGTACACCGGACCAATATCTTCTTCCGCCATGAGCGTCAACACCTCAGCGCCAGGCATTGCCCGTTTGATGCTTACCGCCTGCGTGAAAAATTCCTGCTGCAAGATAACCGCCACCTCGTCCATCGTCCAGCAGTCGCACTCAGGTCTCATTGCCGCGTAGGCGTGGACAGTTGCCGGATCAGCGCAAATCGCAAACACGCTCCCGTCATCCCGTTGACCCTCCATAACACTTACCG